AGTCAGCCGCGCCGGCACCGATTGGGGTGGGCGCCGGCGCGGCCAACAACACCGCCACGACAGCTTGGGAGGGTGTAATCATGGCGGCCTCACCGTTTCGTCAAGCACTGGGTTTCCCGCTTTCGCGGGGCCGCCACGGAATGCGACGGCGACCCTAGTATGCACATCTGCACAGGCGACGCAAGCCTTAACGTGCCATGTTGCAAAATTAATCGCGGTGTGTATGATAGCGCCATGATTACGTATCTGGAACAGCTCGACACCCTCTGCTCCAGCGCCGGCCTGGATTTGGCCGACGTCTGCGACGCGGAGGGTGTAGCCGCGACGACCTTATGGAGGTGGCGCAAGGGGCGGGTCCACTGCCGAGAAGCCACCGCGCTCGCGCTGTTCGAGCGCATTGGCCTGATGACCTCGCCAGCGCCGGTTAGGTGATCGATGATCCGACGCCTAGTGACTGATCCAAAAATCCAATTTGGCAATGTCGTGGACGGCAACCCCGCTCGTTTCGGAGCGCCCGCTCAAAGTAGCATGAACCAGCTGATGACGGAATGTGGCATGGAGACGCCAGACCTTGGCGGGACAGTCGTCACCGCCGACCAATATATACGGATGGGATGTCTGGAGATTGTCAGTGCGACCTTTGACTCCATTCTGATGGCGGGCGGGGACCGACCGGCGGTGGAGGAATTCCAGGGCGCCGTAGAGGACACGGTCCTGTACGTCACCATCGGTCGATGGCCCAACGACAAATGATCTGGCGATTGCGTATTTATGAGTTTCTGGCCATGCCCGCTCATGCTTGGCTATGGCTGTGCGCTCGGTGTGTCGGCGGGCAGTTCAAATGTGGCCCCGTCGATGATCCAGACGATTTGCTGGAATAGCGACGGGGCCACATTTGATGATCACGACAGCCAAAGACGCCAACGGCGCGCCCCTCAAGGTGGGCGATAGAGTGCGGCACCGACTTGTGCCGAGTACGTCTTTAACTGCGGGGGATGGTTGGCACAGCTTCGGCGGCCACACCGAAATAACCCGGATCATCGGTGACGCCCATGTTGAGTGCCGCAAACTTCGCGTGGGCATCCCGGTTTATTGCTCGGCAAACGTGGTCAAAGTCTGATCGCATGAGTGATGCCTGAGCGCCACCAACTCGCATTGGTGGACCGGCTTGAAACGGAACAACCGTCCAGGGAACTGGATGCGGAGATTACGGCGGCGCTACGCATACTCCCACCCCATCCGCCCGACTGGCTCGGCAAAAAGGGTGGATTCGCGGCCTGTCCTGATGGGACCGTGCGAGAAGATTTCGGCGGCAGCAAATTTGGTTTCACCTGGGTGGCGCCGCGCCTGACCTCCTCAATCGACGCCAAGCTGGCCGGAGAAGATGACGGATATTGGCTTATCGAGGGCCCGCTGCCCGACGGGTGCTGGACCGCACGGCTACATCCCAGGCCCGCGGAGCCGGGGTACTTTGACGCCACCGCCGCCACGGAAGCGATGGCCCGCCGGGCTGCATACCTCAAATCAAAGCTGGCCGAGAAGGAGGCGCGGTTTTCATAGTCAGTCTGGGCGACAGCAGTCACAATCTATGCCGTAAGGACAATCCTCGGTCTCGATCTCGCTGAACATCGACGCCCAGTCCGGCGTCTCTCCGACCATAGCGTCGCCGAGACCGGAGTGGTGGACGCTGGCCCGTGCTAGGGAGCCGGAGAAAATTTTCCCAGTCGGCGCATAGGCGTGGAAGTGACGCCCGTTCCAATCCTTCTCGACGCTGATCTCGACGCCGAGAGCCTCGGCCTTGGCGAACACTTGTGCGCGGGTAATCTTCATCGTGATCATCCCATGCCGGCAAAGAGGCCGGCGATAAGACTACCCAACGCAATTAGCGCGAAATATTCCCAGCCCATTCTACTCTCCCAGTGTTTGGGGTTACGGACTTCCTTCCAGATTTTCTTGATCATAACGGTGTTTCTCCAGCCGTTGGATTTTAGATACGATTATTGGCGAAGGGTCTTTCAGCCAAACCCTATACGATCCGTCCGCCAAGTGTCGCAGAGTTGCCTTGCCGAATATCAACGGGAGTGCGCCAAGATATCGCCTCAGTGAACTATAAAAAGAGAGCGCCTCGGCGCGAGTAGGAAAAGAGATACTATCACCAATCTCCATGTTCACGATGACAGCCACATTCTTAGACCTGTAAGAGGACAGCGGTATCGGGATATTCTTTTCGATTTTCATTCTCGCCTCCAGTTGATGTTATTTACAGGGCCATTCGTCAGCCGAGTGCTTCGGAACTTCCCCTTGGCTATCGCAATAGCTACAATCGATTGCAGCGTTTCCTTCGTCACCAACGTACCCATTTCCGTGGCACTGGGGACACGGCACATGCTTTTCTTCAGACATGGTTCACCTCGTATACCGCCTTGGCAAACCCACGCGGGGTCGCGCTGCGGATGTTCTTGGTTCGTAAGGATTTCCCGCCCGACTTGGCCATAACGGGAGAGTAGTTGTGACCCTTGGTAGGGTCTTTTCGTTTCAAAACCACATTCTCGTGGTCCACGGGCCTTGTCTCAGGCATACGGAAACCGCATCCCGTCCACAGGCATGTGCGCTTCTTGTACGCATCCCGTGGGGGAATGACCTCTGGATATCGCGGATGAGCATCGTCTTCTGGTAAATACCCACCGTACTGGTATGGATCAAAACGGAAGTCTGGACCACGCCATAAACGTGTCACGGCACCGTTTGGGTTCTCAATGTAAAACGGACAACGGAACGCTTTCGCAAGAATAGAGGCGTCCTCCAACCGACCAGCGGCTTCTGTCTGAAAGTCTGGATTGGCTTCCGCCTTCTTCTTCCAATGCAGCGCACCCGCTCCACTCAAATCCGTGCAAGGCGGGAACGCCGACAGGAACGCCACGGTGTGTCGCGGATGACGGTCAAAAATGTCCAGCAGTGTCTGCTTCTTGTACAAATCCGCATACATGTAGGTTATCGAACCGTTGCCGATTTCCTTATACACATGACCACTACTGTCGTGCTGGATGTCATACGCGAAGCATTCATAGCCGTCCTCGGCCCACGGACGCAGAGCTTCGCCCGTGTAATCGTACAGAGATAGGACTATGTGGGGTCTGGTCATTTCACTTTCTCCTTTCTGATGCTAGAATACTGAACCATGAACCATGTGTCAACCACCATATACGATGGCAACCCCAAACCCGGTGCCGCCCTCCGTCCCCCCTATACACACGATTTGAAAAAAAAAGATTTAAAAAATAAAAAATGGACGTAAAAAAGTGGGACGAGTGGGACGGAGGGTGAAAAAGGTGCTAAAAACACCGGAATACAGCCAAATAACCTCGTACCACTTTTCATGATTCTCGTACCACTGTGTCCCAAAAAGGTCTGTTTCGTACCACTTTTCTAGCCGTCCGAGGTTTGAAAACTAGTTTTTTCATAAGTAATGTCTCAGATCGTGTGTATATAGGAGTAGCCATGAAGCGCCGTATCGATAGAAGGGCTGAAGAGATTGAAGAGTCTCATGGCCGTAAACTGACCAATCGACAGAAAGAGTTCTCCCGTCATTATGTGGATGGGATCAACTCGAATGCTGAGTGCGCCAGGAAGGCCGGCTATTCCAACACTAACGGGATTGCCAAGATCCAAGCGTACAAACTTCTGGACACCCAGTTGTTCCCCCACGTGGCCGAGTTCATCGAGGAGTTGAGGGAAGACCGTGAGCGTAAATATGGTGTGACCCTGATGGGGCAGCTAAAGCGGCTGCGCGATCTGTCTATCGGGGCTGAAGAGAAGGGACATTTTTCCGCGGCAATCAACGCCGAGAAAACGCGATCTGCTCTTGGCGGTCTTACTGTTGACAGGCGTGAGACCAACCACTTCCATGCTATAGAAAACATGAGCCGTGAAGAGGTTGAGGGGCGCCTTGGTGAGCTTCGGAAGTCTCATCCGGGAGCTTTCATAGATGTGGAGTACAAGGTGATAAATGGCGCAGAAACCAGAGACTCTTCTGTGGAAGAGACTGAGGAAGAAGATACCCCCGCATTGGAACACCACACGGATTGAAAATCGCTATGGCGGGGGCATTCCAGATGTTCACGTGTGCGCGGAAGGGTCTGCGTTCTGGGTTGAACTCAAAACTACAAAAACTCACCGCGTAAATATCTCAGCACATCAAGTTGCGTGGAATTATGCCTATTACAGATCGGGCGGCGTAAGTTTCTTCTTGGTTCACCCCCTCTCTTCCCCCCACCTATATTTGTTTGGGGGGGACCAAGGTTGGGGGTTAGTTAAACACGGTTTGCGAACTGGTGGTTCGGGTTCGGGTTCGGGAGGCGCCGGAACCATTGTCCATTGT